CAGAAAATGATAATCCTATATTATATATTAGATATCTCAAAACATCCACTATGTTTTTATAATCAGATTCTTTATTAAAAGCCTCAATATAAACGGGCATATAACAGTGTAATATTTTATTTAAATTTTTCCCATCTTCTCCTTTTTTATCTGGTCTCATACCTCTTCCAATAGATTGAATAATATCTTTGTAAGACCTTTTGGGATCACTCATATAAACTATATCAATCTTTTCAAAATCATACCCCATACTATATTGATCGACGACATAAGCGATACTATATTCAGTATTCTCAAATGTATTAACATTTTCGTAAGTATATTCTAAAATTATAGAGTCATCTTTAAAGTTTTGCGATATCAATAAGAATGGTTTAATATTTGTTTTTTTTTCTTTATAAAATTTATAATGAAGTTTAAATAAACTTTTAGCATTTTCTTGCGAATGATGAAAACTAAAACCATATTTTTTATTATGTTCCTTAAAACCTTTCAAATAATATTGAAGTATATCGGGGCTATTTTTATCAGTATTAAATATGTAGGGTTTAATATTACTTAAATAATTTTCATTTATTAATTCACTACATGTTATATTAGATATGATATTACCAAATATTTTATTGTGTTCAGTAATACAATTCATATTAGGTGACGCGGAAGAAAATATGCGGTTTGATATGTGAATATTATCATTTAATATAAAACATCTATTGTTTTCGATATCATTATTATATATCCAATTTTCAAGAGACCAATGTGCTTCGTCAAACCATACAACAATATCTTTAATTTGATACTTTTTAATATTTTCACATATCTTATTTAAGGATTGAATACATGATACAATAATTGTAGGTTCTGTTATATTATCCGATATATCTGTTGCTAATTTATATTTAATATTAAGTATATTTAAATATTTATTGGAAATATTCTGTTTATTTATAATAAATCGCGGTGAAAATATTAATATTATCTTCGGTTTTAACATATTAAATAAATTATATACTATGATTGTTTTTCCGCCACCAGTTGGTAAAACCAAATAACATCTATTGTTTTTAATTAACTCTTCGCCCATTTTAATAATAATATATTCTTGGTATGGGCGCAATTTATTAACTCCTACAATATTAATTTTATTAATCGCATCCCTATTATATTCATAAGTATCTACAATTTCTGCGATATCTGTTGTATCCTCAATATCTGTAATATCATCATTGTGAATTTGTCTAATATTTTTGTAAAATAGAGATATCTCTGTATTTATTTTTTCGATATCTATGTTTTTTACATTTAAACCTAATATAGGAAACTCTTCCAATAATATTTTGTTAAATATGTCTAGCCCATCTTGAAATATAAACTCTCGCGAACCTCCATTATTTACTATATATTTATTAATATTTTGTAAATTGGGAAAATCATGATTATATTTAGATTTCAAAAGTTTTAAATGCGATTTATAGATTATCTTATCATATTCTGTATAATGTAGAGAATATTTATCTGTTTTATCTATTACATATAATGCTATATATTTAGATTTATGAGAATGCTGTTCGTGACTATTCTTGATTCTTTGTAATGGATTAGATGTGTATCCAAACTTATATTTTTTCTCATAATCCCAATCATTATTTTGTTGAATATAAATATATTCTAACATTTATTATATATAGGTGTATAAAAATAATAATCATTTTTTTATATATGTGCTTATTTCATAATTGCCGGGAGTTTGTCATATGATTTGTAATTTATTAGGGTGAAATCGCTATATTTCAGAGATTCTATCCATTTTATTTTGTCATCCAAAGACGTTTCAATAGCAGGCGCTGCCTTTTCAATTATAACACGAGGACTCTCGTATATTTCTAAATCAACTTGTTTTTTTACCTGTTCCACGTGTTCATCATAGATATGAGCATCGCACAAAGACAAGCATACTTCCGAAGAGTTCATATGTAATACGTGCGCAAGTATTTGCGTTAATAGAGCAGTACTTGCGATGTTAAAAGGAAGACCTAAGAATAAATCAGAACTTCTCATAGTAAGATGACAACATAGACCATCTTTAGATTTATTAAAGATATAGAGAATATGACACGGGGGCAGCGCCATAATATTTAAATCTACAGGATTCCACGCAGATAACACCGCGCGACGACTATTTTCTTTAAGTAATTCTGTAATAACATATTTAATTTGATCAACTGCTATATTATTTTCTTCTCTAGATTCTCTAGACTCTCTAGATTTTTTAGATATATATTTTTTACCAAACATGCGCCACTGCCAACCATACACGGGTCCCAATTCGCCTTCTTCAAAATCTATTAGACCGACACTATCCAAATATTTGCGCGACGAATTGCCGTTCCAAATATTAACATTTTTATCCTTAAGTTCATTGGCGTCCGTAGAACCTCTTAAAAACCAGAGCAATTCTTCTACGATGCCTCTAAAAAATACTTTTTTAGTAGTAATCAATGGAAATGATGATGAAATATTATCAAACTTAATCATACAACCAAAACGCGAAAATACATTACCATTCCTAGTTCTTTTATATTCGCCGTTTAAAGTATCTTTTAATAGATTAATATAACCTTCTTCATTTTTATAAAACATTATGATATTAATTTAAGATATATATACTAAATACTATTTATATAATTGTAATAATATATATTATTATAATAGATAATTACTAATATGAAGGAATGCCCCAAAGATAAAATATTAAATCCAAAGACTAATAGGTGTGTAAATATTAAGGGGGCGATTGGTAAAAATTTAATGAAGGATAAAAATCAACTAGATATTAGCAATGAGAATAACAGTTGTTATATAGATAGTTTATTGGTCGCATTATTTCATTTTAAGAATAGAGTAATATATAATATGTTTTTTAAAAATAAACTAGAACACAAATATGCTTCGCGAATTCAAGAAGAATTATATTATATATATAAATATATTAATAATAATGATGATATAGAAAATAAACAATGTAATATGATAAGAAAATATTTAGAAAAATATTATAGAGAACTTATTAAAATTAATGAAAACAATAAGATTTTCTTTAATAATAGGGAAAATTGGATTACTCAACAAATAGACGTATTTGAATTAATAACATATTTAGATAAGATATTTGATTTTAAAAACAATGTAAATGTTATGGATGGAAATAATAAGTATAAGAGAAATATGATATATGACGTATCATCTTTATATTTAATGGGTAAAAGCAAATTCGATATATCTTCAATAATACCATATCGCGTTGATATATATGATTTTGATAAGAAGAATTATTTTAAAAATTCGAAGGGGCAACTTGTAACACACTATGAAAAGAAGTATAATATATTGAAGACAAATGGAGTACTGCTAGTAGAAATATATAGAAATATAGGAGATGATAATAAATTAACTACTAAAATTATTTATCCTAATACTATAAAAATAGAAGGAGATAAGAAGGCGTTAAAATTGAGGTCTATTATATTACACAAGGGGGATACTGTAGAATCGGGGCATTATACCGCGCTATTAAAAAGGAATGGTAAAACATATGAATACGATGATATCCGCGAAACAAAAGTTCGAGAAATTACCGAAGAATATGAGAGAAAAATGCGGAAAAACGTAGTATGTCTAGTATATTCTCGATAGTTAAACCAGATTATTTCTAAAAATTAAAAATAAAATTTGAGTACATAACTTTTTATTTTCTATTATTTCAAAAGTTTTCTAGAAATTTCTAAATAAAAAAAGTTATGTACTCAAATTTTAAAATCAAAAAAAGTTATTATTTAGTTTCCAAGATATATCTTAATACCAGTGTTGATATAATAAGGGTTGTTATAGAAATATATAGAGATTATTGAGATAAATCATCATTATACAATAAAATAATATTATTATAATACAATAAAATAATATTATTATAATACAATAAAATAATATTATTATAATACAATAATATTATAATACAATAATACAAAGAATGAAGCATACTATAATTGGGTCAGGTATTACAGGATTATATCTAGCGTATAAATTATTATTAAATGAGGTACCGTCTGCGGATATTGTTATATTCGAAGGTTCGCAGAGAATTGGTGGTCGTATTTATACAAATGAACATAAAGGGTTTAGATATTCAGTTGGCGCCGGAAGATTAGGAAAGAAACATAAATATGTAATGAAACTAATAAAGGATTTTAATCTTCAAGACCAGATGATAACGATTAGTAAAAACACTAATTATTTTATAGAAGGTCGCTTAATGAATGAACAGCGGCTGCTAAAGCATTATAATTCTAAATTCAAAAGTTTAAAAGAATTATGGGGATATGCTATTGAAAAAAATAAAGGCAACAAATATGACCCGAATCTATATAATTTACATAACTATTTTTCTCTAATATTGAGCGCGAATGAAGTAGAGTTGCTCAAAGTATCTCTCGGTTATCTCGGTGAAATGTATGACATGAATGCTTATAATGGGCTTCTAACATTAAGAAAAGATTTTGATATTAGTAACAATGATTTTTTTGTACTGCGCGACGGAATACAAATATTATGCGATGTGTTATATAAATATATAGTAGATGCCGGCGTTTCTGTTAAATTTTCTTCAATTTTAGAAGATATTAAAGATAATAAGAAAACTATAAAAGTTAATGGTAATATCTATAACTATTCGAAATTATATTTAACCCTTAAAAGAAGCGATTATATGAAAATAAATTATTTTAAAAAATACGATTATCTATTTAATACTGTTAGTGATGGACATTTATTAAGAATATTTGCGCAATATAAAGATGTCTGGTTTAAGGATATGCCAAAGATACTTACGCAAAACAAACTACAGTTTATTATTCCTATTGATTATAATAGCGGTTTAATACAAATCAGTTATAGTGATAGATATAATGCCGATTTTTGGAATGCTTTTAAGACTGAAAAAGATGTCAAAAAATATTTAACGAAAATATTGAATGAAATGTTTCCTGAAAAAAATATTAAAGAACCTGAATGGATTACTATGCATTTTTGGGAATCTGGTGATCATATGTGGAATGTCGGAGTAAATACAAAAAATATACAATATAAAATAGACGATATATTTATCCCCAAAGATATCTATATATTAGGAGAAACATATAGCGAGCGTCAAGCGTGGGTTGAAGGCGCTATAGAAACTGTTCATAAAAAATTGAATATTTAATTTATTTTAATTTATTTGAATTTATTCGAATTTAATGCGACCTATGAAGGCATGTACAATCATTGATACTGCCTCCGCAGAAATTAGTACAAAAGAATTGCGGACTGCGAGTATTTTTACGAATTACTTCATCAAAACCCTTATTTTTATTATAAACGCTTTTACTAACAATGGTCTTATTGTTTTTCATAAGGATATTCAAGATATTATAAGTAATATCCAACTTATCCTTAATACTGATTTTATTAGCGATTGACATAAGTTCTTTATATAATTATCTTCATAAATCTTAAATCAATTTTTATATTAGACATAAGTAAATATTAAATTATGGAAAATATTACAAATGATTTCTTATTATTTTTAATGTTATCTTTTTATCTATTTCCAATAATTTATGTGTATATATATTAAACTTTGCGATATTCTATTTTTATATACATAATAAATAGGATTAAATTATGGAATGGATAGTACTTTCTATCATTCACAGTGTAATAGTAGCAGGTTTAATATTGTTTTTGAGATATGACGAAACGCCTAGCGATATTTTCCCAATTATAGCGAATGTAATAGTAGGTATATTAAGCGTTCTCTATATATTCTCTTTTTACAAATATTATTATCTAAAGACAGAAATTATTAAACCAAAATATTATATATATTCTTTCATATTATTTCTAGTTATACTCTTAGGATATTACATTATAAAAACGTGTCCTAACCCAGCATATTTTAGAGTATTCGTCGCTCTTGAAATTATATTCATATTACTATTCGCAATATACTACGAAAAAAATGTAAAAATATCATATCAAAGTATTTTAGGAATTATGTTAGGATGTATGGCGATTATCCTAATATCTCTCGATAACTCTTAATATCTCTCTATAACTAATAACAAAAATATAAAAATATATAATACAAATCTGTTTATAATTTTATGTATGGATGTATGGATGTATGGATAAACTAGGAGGGGATTTAAGGAAGGAAAGGGGCGACAACAACTTTCTTCCTTTCCATATTAACTTCAGCACCCTTAAGAGTCTTCGAACAATTCATATCTCCAATTGCCGAATCCTTTGAAATTCTAATACGGACTGGAATTACTACTCGCGAAGTATGTTTAGCATACTTAAAGGTACTTGCGACAGAAGAAGACGTCGCCGCATGCCCATATCCTACTCTTCCCGCTACAGTATCAGGGATAATACTGCGAGTAATACTACGCGAAACGCCACCACTACGCATATTACAACTGCGCGTAATTTCGCGTTCTTGAACAACCTCTTTTTCTTTGCTAAGAATCATAAACGACAAATACATCAAACCAGTCGATTCGCTAGTTTTTTCGACCCCAACTTCTTTTTCATCTTCGGCAAGTTCTTCTCCCATACACTTGGCACGCGAAGTAGTCCATTGATATTTCGCTTTAGCATTTTGATAAAATACGCTGGGGCTACTACCTTTCCACAATTCTTCAACTGGGATAGACCACATAACACCATCTCTATCAATATTAAATGGCGTGTAATTACTTTCCTCGAGATATTCAGGTTCTTCAAAATCTACCGCAAATCCAAGCGCATAATCGCAATTATTATTATTATAGCGCGAATAAATATCTAGATTTTCAATCTTAACTTGAAGAGGACCTTCTTGAGCTGCAACATAATAATGCTTGGAACTATCATTCTCCACAGTTTCCACCATATACTCCGTAGTAAATTCCTTAAGGTCTCTTTCGTTTGTATAGACAAGACTATCCTTTCCCTTGCCGAATGAAATGTTGAAACTGACGTTCATTTTATCAGTCGTATAAACGACATTTTCATCATAGGCATTATAAGATACTTGGATATTATTGGTAACCTTGGAAACAGGGGCGGCGTTAGCAGTAGTCATGTTGTCAGACATTGTGGTAATTAATTATAATAAACACGCAGTCAATTTTTATTTTTATTTATTATATTATAGTACATTTATATCATTATTTTACACGTAATAGATGGGGGGAACCAAGATATTTTCTTTTTTTGATTTTAGAATTTGAGTACATAACTTTTTTTATTTAGAAATTTCTAGAAAACTTTTGAAATATTAGAAAATAAAAAGTTATGTACTCAAATTTTATTTTTGATTTTTAGAAATAATCTGGTTTAGCGTCCGTTATAACATACAATAAAATTTTTATATATAAGAATAATAAATGGAATGGGTATATTTGTCGATTTTAAGGAGTACAATAATAGCCGGGTTTATATTATATATAAAATACGACGATACTCCTAAATATTTATTTCCAATAATTATCAATATATTAGTAGGTCTTATAAGTTTAATATATTTCATATATTTTTATATTAATGATAAAAATATAGTAGATATAATAAGCAATCCGAAATACTATATATATTCCATATTGCTATTCTTTGTATCTCTTTTGGGTTATTATATAATTAAGATATCTCCGAACCCAGCATATTTTAGAACATTCGCAGTATTTGAAATTATATTATTACTGCTATTTACTATATATTACAATAAATATTTCAATATAAATTATCAAGGCGTATTAGGTATTCTATTTGGTTGTATATCTATATTACTTATTACACTAGACAATATTATATAAAAATATAAGGATTATTATTAATAAATGTCGGATACATATATAGATACAGATACATCAGAAAAAATATATAAATACAAGATAATTTTGACAAAACCTGATAATATTATCGCGTCAGATATATTTAGCAAAATTAAATATATTACCTTAACAGACAGAAGGGCATTAATATGTAATACCGAAAAGTACATCTATAATCATATACATCTGCCATTTTATGAAAAAAAAGATATAGAAGAAATAATATATAAATATGGAATACAGAATGCTATCCAACATTTTATATTAAATAAAAAATACTATAATATTATTAGAGAAATTGTAGATAACGACGAATCAAAAATATATATTGGTATTGCGTTTTATATATTAAGAGAATGTTTTGAATATAGAATAGTAGAAAATGTATAATTAGATTACTGTTTCCATTTCTTTCCGCAAATAAGACATTCCATAAACAGCGTCGATGCTTCATCGCCAGAACGCGTCTGAAGTTCATAATAACTAACCTTCTTGCTTTTACATCTCATACATGTAATCATATCAGACATGGCGACAATGTTAAATTCATAGGCTTCTTTGAGGCGCAAATTATTTTTATCAATAATATCCTTCCATCTCTCTGGAAATATATTATGACATTGCATATACGGAAGCATATGAGGAACAAACTCTTTATTTTCAACCATCCTTTTATATAAATTAATGTTTCCAATATAACTATTAGATTTAAGATTAGAGTAGATGCTTCTAGATATATTAATATAGGTATCGACAAATAAAGAACACTTCCAGGTTAGTTGAATCTTATTGGTATTACAGTAATCAATTGTACAATTGAAAATGCCTATTTCTAAATCGGTCGCTTCTAATTCTGAAATGAACAAATTGTTTATAAGCATACTACGAAAATCATCGCGTATTTTATGTTTATTATAGTGATTATTGGAAATATCAGGATTATTATTAATAGCACTATATTTATCTATTTCTTCTTTTAATTTATAGATTTTAAAATCATTATTCATAATAAGGTTTTAATATATAAATATATAGAATAATCAATTTTTTATATATAAATCTAAAAAATGATATATATATTAATAATCAGTATATATATTTTGATATGTTCATAGATATTAATAAGTATGTTTCAAATACAAATACAAATAATACACCAGATAAAATGGTATCAACCCAAAGCGATATTAATTTGATAGAAATATATTTTATAAATAAATTAAATATACATGAAATAGGACGAGATAATGTAATAGATGTATCTATTAAGAATAAATTGGAATCATTTATAGACAATTATTATAAGAAGAGCAGAGTTGAAAAATACAAAACCTATTATCATAAGGAAAGGATATATACGTATGAATTATCAAATGATAACCAATATGTTTCTAGTAAAATTAAGAAAAAACTGGATAAACTGGAAGATATTTTAGTAATATGTTCAAAGAATGATAAACAACCGAATTATACATTTCCTTGTACAAATGAGATAGATAATATTTCCGAATATATTATCAAAGAATATAAAATATCTAATAGAATATCTTTAATTATGCGAACTGATATCACTAATAGTATGGGCGAGGGAGCGGCGCAAGCGGATAATAAAGAGATTAAAACATTATACATTGAGTATAGACATTCGGATAATGTTGATACAGATAAAACAAATGAAACTATAAATAAAATAATCGCAAAAATATTGTCACAATCATAATAAAATAAAAATTGATATATAAGTAATATAATATAATATTTAACATCTGTGCGTGTTTTAAGTTTAAGTTTAAGTTTAAGTTATTAAGGATATATAATATGACGGATTATTCATTTAACGACTTTGTTACTATTATGATTAACAAGAATACGCTCGCAAACGAATCATTAACTATTTATAATATCAAAGAATTGTTTGATGGTTATGTTAAGCATCTTATTGTAAGAAAATATAATGTAGATGATATCAAGAAATATAGAATGGAAGCGGTTGTAAATTATTATATTGACTTTTACGGAAATAATAAGAACTATGATAAGAGTAAATTGATTACACAATATAAAAATTTTATCGTGGATGATTTTAGTAATAAACTAAATCCTCCTAAAAGTTTCTTTACTATGGCGCGACGCGAATATATCGCAAATGAACTAAAAGAAAAGACGGAATATGAAAATTGCGATATTAATACTCACTATAATACCATTAATAAGAAATACGAATACTATCGCGAACAAAATAATTCAGAAGAGCGAAAGCGCGCGATTGAAAATGATGATAATTATATTGATTATAGTTATTATGATAATTATGAAGATGATGAACATAATTCTAGCAATTACAATAGCGACGATTATGATGATTACTATTGTGATTATATTAGCGAAGATGATTCGGAATATTATTCAGACGATTATTGATGAGTAATAATGAGTAATAATGAGTAATATGTAATAAGTAGATATTTTAGATATTGTTAAAAATTGATTTTTATTTTTTTAAATATATTATTATAATATATCGCAATATCTTACAATAATAATATAATGAAATCGAATTATTATATTGGCGCGCATATTAAACGCGATGAAAGCGGGGGAATTATAGAAACTATGAATAATATAAAGAAAAATGGAGGGAATGCTCTTCAAATATTTATTTCAAATCCTAGAAGTAATACTATTACGAATCTAGACAGTTATATAAATAAATCGCGAGATATTAAAAACTATTTGAATGAAAATAATTTTAATCTTGTTATACACGCGCCATATACTATAAATATATCTAAAGACCCTAGTGAAGGTAAAAGAATAATGCCTTTAGAAGAATGTATATGGATTAAATTACTTATTAATCAACTAACGCTGGCATCTATGATGGGTGCCGAAGGTGTCGTATTACATGTTGGAAAATACGTTTCACTATCTTATGAACAGGGACTAAATAATATGAAAATTGCTATTGAGTATATATTGAAAGTTATGCGAAATAACAATTTGAAAACCAAATTAATTATTGAAACGCCCGCCGGTCAAGGAACAGAATTGTTAAAAGATTTGAACGAATTTATCCAATTCTTTAATAGTTTCTCGAAAGAAGATAAAAAAAATCTAGGAATATGCTTTGATACAGCACATACGTGGGCGCTAGGATATGAATTAGCGGAAGCCTACGATATTTTATTTAAAAAAAATAGCAAGGACATTACTGTAATACATTTAAATAACAGTCTTGTAAAAAAAGGAGAATTGAAAGATAGGCATTCTGTTTTATTGGATGGAAAAATATCTATAAATGATATGAATAATTTTATATCATCTTTGTCTAATAATAACAATAATCGCAATAATGTTAAAAATATGACACTGCCTACAATTATATTAGAAACACCTTCTGATAATTATGATATGGAAATTAATCATATTCGCAATTTATTATCTTTAGAATAATTTGCCAGATATCTCTCTTTTACTTATTATTTTTAGCGGCATCCAATACTTTTTTCATTTCTTTATCAAAGTCGTCGCATGTATTCCTTATATCAGTCCATTTACTGCTTTCTTCACTAATATTTTTAATATTTTCTCGAGGTATTTTCCATAATTCTATGAGTGTTTTCAATACATCTTTATTATTATCATTGAAAATCTTCTCTACCTCTTCATAACTTATACCCTCCGGCGCTTGCTTAAATACTTCTTCCATATTATATTATAATAACATAATATTATATAGTTTATATATGTAATATGTAATATGTAATATGTAATATGTAATATGTAATATGCGCTAATTATATCTGTTTATATATTTCTATCTTGCTCATATTATGAATATACTCTGATATTTCGTACGCTATTTTTTCATATGGATGTTCCAACGAATAATCTTTTATAACTACGTCATTAATACCGTTGGGTCTATCGCTATTATATAAACATAACATTAGATTCCCGTCAGTTATATTTTTATATACTTTCTTATCAAGGTCGGGATTTGCGCGTATATATTTGAGAGTATCTGCGGATATCTCATTTATATTTGATATCTCTGTATATCCCATGTTA